GTTGATTGTACGGTTAAAATATACTATGATGACAATAGAAGAAAAGGAAGAAATTGGGAAATAGAATTAAAAGATAATATGTTTATTATGTTTCCGTCAACTAATTTATATTTTATCTCAAACAAACAAAAAGATTCATTAAATTTTATACAAACAATAACTTATGAATATATCTAATTATTATTGGTATTTTACATCTGCTATTCCACCAAGAATATGTGATGACATAATTAAATATGGTTTATCACATTCTGAATCTTTAGCTAGAACAGGTGGTTATGGAGATAGAGAACTTACTAAAGATGAAATTAGAGATATAAAAAGAAAAAGAAATTCAGATCTAGTATGGCTTAATGACACGTGGATATACAAAGAATTACACCCATATATTCATCAAGCTAATAGAGCTGCAGGATGGAATTTTGAATGGGATAGATCAGAATCTTGTCAGTTTACAAAATATAAACTCAATCAATATTATGATTGGCATCAGGACAGCTGGGATAAACCTTATGACAGGAAAGATCCTAATAATCCTGAACACGGTAAAATAAGAAAACTTTCAATGACCTGTCAATTAACCGACGGGTCAGAATATGAAGGAGGTGAATTAGAATTTGATTTTAGAAACTATGACCCACATATGAGAGATGAGTTCAAACATTTAAGACAAGCAAAAGAAATATTACCTAAAGGTTCTATTATTGTATTTCCTTCATTTGTATGGCACAGAGTAAAACCTGTAACAAAAGGAGTAAGATATTCATTAGTTATGTGGAATCTTGGATATCCGTTTAAATAAAATGCAAACATTTGAATATTTTAAAACACCAGTCTATATTGAACAAAAACCAGAGTTTGTTAAATCTTTAAACAAAGCATCTGATAAATACATTATAGATGCAAAAAAAAGATCAAAAGAATATATAAAAAAATATGGTGATTTTGGAATGTCACATCATTCAACAACACTTACAATGGATAACAATTTTTTAGATTTTAGAAATTATATTGGTCAAAAATCTTGGGAGTTTTTAGATTTACAAGGTTTTGATATGCAACAATATACTACTGTATTTACTGAATTATGGGTACAAGAATTTTCTAAAAAAGGAGGAGGACATCATTCAGCTCACATACATTGGAATCAGCACGTATCAGGATTTTATTTTTTAAAATGTTCAGACAAAACATCTTATCCAGTTTTTCACGACCCAAGAACAGGTGCACGAACTACAAAATTAAAAATGAAATCAAATGAACATATATCTAATGGCACAGAATTAGTTCACTTTAAACCCATACCAGGTACACTTATTATATTTCCAGGTTATTTAGAACACGAGTATGTGGTAGATCACGGTATTAACTCATTTAGATTTATTCATTGGAATATTCAAGCGGTGCAAAAAGAGATAGTAAAAGATGTCTTTTAAAAAAAATAAATACACAGTTATTCGTCAGGCAATCTCAAAAGATTTAGCTATGTTTGTTGCAAACTATTTTTCTATGAAAAAACAAGTTTATGATACTTGTATTCAAGCTAGATATATTTCTCCATATGAAGTTTTATTGGGTTATTATGAAGGTCAAAATGAACAGATACCAAACACCTATTCTTGTTATTCAGATATAGCAATGGAAACTTTATTATTAAAGTGTCAGCCAGTTATGGAAAAAGCAACAGGATTAAAATTATATCCTGCATATACCTATGCAAGAATTTATAAAAAAGGTGATGAACTTAAAAGACATAAAGATAGATTTAGCTGTGAAATTTCTACGACTATGAATTTAAGTGGTGATGATTGGCCAATTTATTTAGAGCCGTCTGGTAAAGAAGGTATGAAAGGTATCAAAGTAGATTTAAAACCAGGAGATATGTTAGTATATTATGGTTGTGAATTAGAACATTGGAGAGAAAAGTTCAAAGGTGAGGAATGTATTCAAGTTTTCTTACATTATAATAATCGTAAAACACCAGGAGCAAAAGATAATATGTTTGACAAACGTATTCATCTAGGTCTTCCGTCTTGGTTTAAAAGATAATGTAATTTTATAATGGGTGCAGTAATACCACCACATACCACATTACTGCATCCTTTATAAGAAATGAAAAATTTTTATAATAAATTAAAAAATTATAAATTAGCAAATTTAAAACAAAAAAAGACCGAGTTATGGGATGTAGAAGGTATACTACATAATCAAAAATTTAAATTTGATACTAGACCAATTCAAAATAATATTAAAATTGGAAGTTTTAAAACCAAAGCGGATAAAATGGTTTTTGATATTGAAGACCAGTATATTATTGTTGATATCGAAGAATTACATCAATATATAAAAGAAAATAATACTAAGGATTTAAAGCTAAATGATTTGATATCTAAGCTAGAATGGACTATATTTTTGGCAAAAAATTAGATATAAAGGGTATCTATGTTACAAAAGATACAATTCAAGCCAGGATTTAATAAACAAGCCACAGCAACAGGGGCCGAAGGTCAATGGGTAGATGGCGATAATGTTAGGTTTAGATACGGTCAGCCAGAGAAAATAGGAGGTTGGGAACAACTCGTAGATAGTACTCTTGCTGGTCCTGTTAGAGCTCAACATACTTGGACAGATTTACAGGGAAGAAAATATGCAGCTTTAGGAACAGCTAAAGTTTTAGTTATTTATTACGAAGGTGGATTTTATGACATTACACCTATCAATGCAGATCAAACAGGATGTACTTTTGATTCAACAACAGGTTCAGCGACAGTTACAGTTAACTTAACTTCTCACGGATTATCGGCAGGAGATTATTTTAAATTTAAAACAGTTACTTTACCAGGTGGAGGAGTAACTGGATATACTACAGCAGATTTTACAACAAATGTATTTGAAGTTATATCTACACCAACTGGAAGTACCTTTACAATTACTATGCCATCAAATGAAAGTGGCACAGGTATGTCTGCTCAAGGTTCAGCAACTTTAAATTCATACATTACAATAGGTCCAGTATTTCAAACACCAGCATATGGTTGGGGTACAGATGTTTGGGCGGCAACAGGACAAGGTTGGGGCGAGGCCTCTTCTACAACAAACGTAACACTAGACCCTGGTTCATGGTCCTTAGATAACTATGGCCAGCTACTTGTTGCAACGGTTAGAAATGGTGCAACATATACTTGGAACCCAGCTGCAGTTAGTGCTTTAGAAACAAGAGCAGCTGTTGTATCAGGTGCACCAACAAAATCTTTATTAAGTCTAGTATCGGACAGAGACAGACATTTATTTTTAATGGGAACTCAAACAGATTTAGCAGATTCAACATCACAAAATAAAATGTTTATTAGATTTTCTAATCAAGAAGACATTAATACATGGCAACCTACTGCAACCAATACAGCTGGTACATTCTTACTCGACCAAGGAAATGAAATCATTACAGCCGTTCAAGGTAAGGATTATGTCCTAGTACTCACGGATCAAGCAGCCTATGTAATTCAATTCGTAGGACCTCCGTTTACTTTTTCATTAAGACAAGTAGGTTCTAACTGTGGATGTTTAGGTCAACACGCAGCTGTCTATGCACAAGGCGCTGTCTTTTGGATGGGATTTGGCGGAGGCTTCTTTATGTATGACGGTACTGTTAAACAATTACCGTCTTTAGTAGAAGATTATGTATTTACGACTCAAGGAAACAATTTAGGGATTAATTATGATGCTAACCAAATTGCATATGGATATCATAACTCACTTTATAATGAAGTAGGTTGGTTCTATGCACAATCGGGATCACAACAAATTAATGCAAGTGTTGTGTTTAACTTTTTAGAAAATACCTGGACAACAGGTACTTTATCTAGAACAGCTTATTCAGATAACCATACTTATGCTTATCCTTCTGCCTCTCAATTTAATAAGACAGGAACACCTTCTTTTCCAATTATCAATGGAGCTACAAACACTTTTGGTTCTTCTAAATATTGGGAACACGAAACAGGAGTTAACGAGGTAGATGCAAATGGAAATGCTTCAGCAATAACTTCTTACATTCAATCTGGAGATTATGATTTAGATGCTAATCAAGGTTTACCAGGTGATGGTGAGAATATTATGAGAGTATCTAGATTTATACCAGACTTTAAGAACTTATCTGGTAATGCAAAGATTACTATGTTCTTTAGAAACTACCCTGGTGATGCAGAGCAATCTGATCCAAATGGTCCACTAATAACAGGTCCATTTACTTGCAACACCACTACTACTTATGTTAGTACTAGGGTTAGAGGAAGACAAGTAAGTTTAAAAATAGAAAATGATGCGGTTGATCAATCTTGGAGATATGGAACGCTCCGACTTGATATTCATGCAGGAGGAAGAAGATAATGGCAAAAATTACAGCAGTCATACCAGAACCTACTCCTGAATATACTGAGTCAAACCAAAGACAATTAAGAGAAGGTTTAGATACATTAAAGAATGAATTAAACTTTGGTTATCAAGAAGATTTAAAACAAGAACTACAAAGATTCACGTGGTTCAATATGAGGTTTGGTTGCTAATGAGTGGTTGTAATAATGTTAATCCAATAACAGGTGGAAGTACAGTTGATGACATTCCATTTTATTTAGCTGTACAGCAAGGTAAAGTTCCTGGTTATTCTATGATTAATAAATTTGGATACAATTCTAGTATTGGTTCAGGTTCTTTTGAAACTATTTGGGAAACAGGAAACAACTATCCTTGGCAAACGGCTCAAGCTACTCTTGATGTAGTCAGTGATAATGCTAATGATGATGTAGTAGGAACAGCTGCTAGAACCTTAAGAATACAAGGACTTGATTCTTCTTATGCTCTTGTAGAAGAGACTGTTGATTTAGATGGTACAAACACAGTTACTACAACACAACAATTTTTACGAGTTTTTAGAATGTCTGTAGAAACAGCAGG